ATCGATGTCGTTTAATTCTCCGAGCATTTGCGGAACTGCCACAAGTGCAGAAGAAAGAGCCGCAACCCCTGCAAGAGCGGCTCCTTGCTTAAAGGAGAGCCGTGATCCCGCCGGTTTGCCGCCGCTCAGTGCGGATTCTGCCATATTGTCGGAAGCCCCCATACCACCTTGTCCCATATTTGTAACAAATACAGGAAGACCGCTTGCTGCCCCTGCTCCATTTCCGGGAAGAGCTCCGCCGAGTGCCGCTTGCATACTGCCGCCCGTGAGTGTTCTAATACCACTTGAAATAGAGCCGATAAAGCCCGATACTTTTGCGAGTCCTTTCACGGCAACGATTGCGCCAAGTCCGTATTTTATCGTGTTAAATACTTTCTCCAGCCGTTCAGGTTTTTCGGCAAGATACGAAAGTAAATCATTCAACCGCTCTAAGGGTTTTGCTAAATTTGTATCTGCAAATTTTAAAAACGTTGTTTGAAGGTTTTGGAGATTCGCCTTCATTGTTCCTGCCATGCGCGCAGATTTGGCTTCAAGGGCGCCGGTCGTATCCCCTAAGTCATCTGTTAATTTTTTATAATTTTTACCGTAGTTTTGAAAAGCGCGTACCGCCTTCATACTCGTAACGCCGAACACTTCCGATAAAAAATCGATATTGCCTTCTTTTTGTGCGACAGCCAATACATCGTCCATAATCTCGGCAAGGTCTCTAAATTCTCCGGCACTATCACGGACGCGGACACCGATAATCCCCAGTTTTTCTTGTTTATTAGGATCGGAAAGTTCTGCTATCACGGCATCCAAAGCGGTTGCCGCAAGTTCTTCATTTTTTGTATCTGCGACAAGTATCTGCATAACGGCGTTTAATTTTTTTACATCTTCAACGGTACTTCCTATCGTAGAATACGAAGATAAAACAGCCTTTCCCGTTTTTGCAAATTTTTGAAACGTATATTCTCCCTGATCTCCTTGTTTTACCAAATCGTCCATCAGTTGGGAGATTTCAGCAGCTGCAAACCCTTTTTTTTGAAATTCAGAGAATACATCCCCCATTTCTTCACCGGCTGCACCGGATGCCTGCAATGCAACTGCGATATTTTTAATATTCGCCTCGACGTATTCTAAGCTGCCCGTTTTTGTCATAACGACATCGAGGGCATCGACAATTTTTGACGGGTCTATTTTGATATTCGGGTCTTGCGCTGCTTCAAAGATTTTCTGCTTTAGTGCATTGATTTGTTCCGCAGAAGCATCGGCAGTCATACCCATACGGGTAAGGCGGGCATCAAGGTCAATAATTTCATTTGAAGCAGCTCCAAGAGAAAGAGAGACGCCGATGGCTCCGAGTTTGGTTTTCATTCCGGAGAACACACCATCTATTTTATTGACTGCGGCAAGTGTATCGGAAGAAAACTTTTTTGTTGCCGTTCCCATTTTACCGAGTTCTTTTGAGTATAAGTCTTTTAATGTCAGTAAAACGCTGGCTTTAACGTCCGCCATTTAGGTAGTCCCCCGTAATAGTTTCGTATTCCGTACCGCTGCCGTATGCCATCTTTTTAATTGAAGCCATGAAAAATCAAGGATAATTTCATACGGCAGCGACGGCATCATGCACATCAATTCCGTTACAATTTCAAAAATAAATTGCTGAACTTCTGCAGCGGTTAATCCGCTGCCTTGGTAGGGTTTTGCTCATCTGCGTTGTTTTCCATTTCGGCTTTCACTCCGAAAAAGACTGCATATATTTTTTGCAGTTCAACACGGATAAGCGCCCAATCTTCAATGTGCAGATTTGCCAATAGCGCTTCCGATTCCCCGGAAAGCGCAGAACAAAGGGCGACATCTGCTGCAATGGTATTAACTCCGTAGGCATCGGTGCGCATAAGATGACGAACATGGGGGTCTTGTAAGGTTAATTCTGCAATGGTTCTTTCCCCCAGTGAAACCGGATGCTTTAAATAAAAGGTCTTCATCGCTCTCTCCCCCTCCTTATGTCAACTTCTGGCTTTTTGCCGAGTTGTATACAACTTTGAGTTCTCCCTTAGAAAGCTCAACTGCTTCCGTTACCCACGCGGCAGGCATATAGTGCTGACTGCCGCCTGATAATATGATGGTAAGCGTATCGTTGGAGACATTTGCAAACGCTTGCGGATCAATGGCAGCATTCAGCGTCAATGACAGTTCCGCCGCGGTCGGGGTTTCCACGTAGCCGGTGTTTTCGTGCACTTCGCCGACTTGCGTTTCCCGCTTAAAGCTTGAAGGCTTAAAAGTCGCGCCTCCTTCTTTGAGCGGCAATTCTCCTAAACTGGTCGATATTACCCGTGATACTTTTAATAGCTGCATATTCTTCAACCCTCCCTTATTTGAATTGATTTAAACCGGCGCCGATTAAGAACTGCCCGATCAATACCGGCTGATGGATATACTCAAGCCGTGTTTTACTGCCCTTCTTTACTTCAACATGAAGAGATGCCTTATAGTTTTCAAAGTCTTGGCACCAATTCTTCTGCCCGATAAAGACGGTTTGATACAAATCCGCAAGGAAGCTCCGCCAAATACCCGGCGTCATTACTTTCGCGCCTGCTCCGAAGTTTTCCTCCGTGCTTGCAAGCTTCCAGCTCTTAAACCGCTTTTTTGCTTCCGCATTGATGTGGGTTCTAACTGCATCAACGGTTTCAACCACTTGGATATCCAAATAGCTTGTGTCCCTTCCGCCGTCTGAGTTTTCCGTGTAGCTGGTTACCAGCCGCTCAATTAAGACGGTTCCCATCGGATCAAGCCGCCATGTGGCAACGCCTGTTTCAAGGAGTTTTTGCCGCTCATTAAAAGAGAACTCCCCATCGGCTGCTAAGCCTTTGACTTTGGTGTCGTAGGTATTCGCGCTCGGATCATCCGCTAAAATACGGCAAGCTGCAGCGGTAAAACGACTAGACCAGATACACGGAAGCGTCGCATCATCTTTCTTGCGCGGGATAAGACAGATATGCGGAGAGTTGACCTTTGCCGCTTGCGCAAGGATAGAACCTGCTTCCGTTGCGCTTCCTAATGCACCGGAAAGGGTGATAAATGCGCGCCCGCCAATTTGCCGCGTTGCGGCATACCGGCTTTCCAGTTCTTCCGCTAACAGCTTGATGCTTGCCTCATCGTCAAAGTCAAAGACGATATAGTTCCACCGTTTAGAGCCGAGCCATTGAGGAAGCTTTGAAAGGTCTACAACCCCGGTGCCTGCTGTTACCGTGCCTTCCGTTACGCTTACCCCCGCTGCATGACTTTGCACTGTTACCATGTTGACATTTCCGCACGCGCCTTTATAAAGGGAAGAAAAAATAATCTTGGTGTTATCTCCGCTGTCGATTGCCGCTTCAACGGAATTATTTTCAAGCCCGTTACAGGCAGCGACAATAGCCGCGGCAATTTTATCGGCGCTCTGTCCTTCACTCACTGCCGCCCACACACTGCGCCCGTTTATCAGGAGGCGGACACTTCCGGCTCCGGCGCTGACTGCTTGTACGGTGCACTCTTTTTTCCACACCGTTCCGGCTGTAGGCTCTTCAATGGGCAAAAGGTACAGCTTTTCTATTTTGTTGACCGATAAAAACGCTTCTGCCATAAGAGCTGCCGGGCTTCCGTATCCGCACGCATCCGCTGCAGCAGAAGCAGTCAAGACATTCACCGGAACCCCTTCCGCCGCTTTGCCGGTTTTGGTTTTGAGCGCAACAATGAGCGCGGTTTTAATATCGCCGGTTTCCCCTGCAAGGCTGTTATCAATTTCCTGATACTGTCCCGGCACTAACAGATTTGCCGGAATTTGTGTAAAGGCGATTGCCATATTCTCCTCCTTCATTCCAGATTGACGGCATCATCAGCCGTTTGTTTTCCGACGGTAAGATGTGCGTCATATCCTTTGAACCAATCCAAATCATCAGGCAGTACAATAACGCCATCATCATTGACTGCCCTTGCAGGAAGCTTCCAGCGCACCGCCCAAAGCGTTGCATTGATTTTATCGAGCGAACCTGAGTACAAGCATTCGGCGTTGA